CCGGTCTTTTCGTATCGCTGCTGCTGCGTTGCTAGAAGTTCTGTTATCGCAGCGCCGATCAGCACAGCGGCTCCAACAACCTAGCAAGGCAAGCGATCTGCGTTGGTTCACATAATACACATTGTCGGTTTTTGTGTAAGAAAACTGACGCTGCTTCTGTGCGCTATTGCCTCAAGCATTCGGCAGGCTTGGCCGAAGCTCCAGGCATGCTAAATCGACTGCCCAAAGACCCCGGAACCTGGGCCGATCTAGTGGCCCAGATAGGCGCACCGAGCGCGGCGCAAATCGCCCGAGCGCTGGGCGTCAGCCGCCGAACTGTGGAGCGCTGGAACCGCGAAGAAGCCCCACGCCACGCTAGGCTTTGCCTGTGGTGGCTGTCGCTTGAAGGCTACAGCGTTTGGGATTCTGAGATGGCCAACCGCACCGCGCTGGCGTTTCAGGTGAAGAACGCGCTGTGGCGTGAGGTCGCACGACTCAGCCAGGAGCTTGAAACGGTGAAGCGCTCCGGGCCTGTTCTCCGGGCCTATGGCCCACCAGCGAACGACCCAAGCTGCGGGATGCAGCGCCTGTCTTGATTAAAGCGCACGGATCACGGCGCGGGCCAAAGCGCCAAGCACCACAGCGAAAACAGCGCACCAGATCAAGCGCCACCAATTGCGATCTAGCCAGGTTGTAGGCCGCTGACGGCCTCGAGGCGGCGCTTGAAAAACAACGGCCGCAGGCTGCGGGCGTGATGCTTCCGAGAAACGGCGCTTGCGAGCCTTCGGCTTGGCACCGTGGTGTTCAGCGTACCAATCTCGATCATGAATGCCCATCGTCAACCCTCCCGGGTGGACTATAGGCCAGTACGGGGCGGACGCTCCCTGAAGTCGCCAGCATTGAAGCCGTTAACCGCTGGGGCAGTCGCTGCAACGACTTCAGCAGCCACAGCGGCGGCAGCAGTGGAAGGTTTCGAGGGATAGCTGAGTTGCAAGGGGATCAGGCCATTGAACCCGACGGAACTGGTTTTGCACAACTCCCACTCAACGCGCATCGGGAAACCTTGTGCATCGAAGCATCGGCAGTAGTCCTTAGCAGAAACACAGCCCACGACCTTGGGCGCCTGGTCAGCGGAAGGCTCAGAAGCAGCGGACGGGGGCGACGTTACCGGGCCAGCCGTCGCCGTCTGCGATGCAGCCGCCGCCGCCTGTCCCGCCCCTTTCTGGGCCACCTGTTGCTCTTGATCCTTTGCGGCGACCAGGCGACCAGAGACGGAGGCGTAAGCCTGCCAGGCCAGCGCAACGCAAGCGACGACAGCAACCGCAAGAACGATGACGGACCGCGGGATTGAGCGGATGGGCTTGACGTGCATTGAGGCCGATTTATAGAGGCCAAACGCCTTAGTGGGCAGGCTGTACCTCTTCTTGACCGGAGCATTGCGGAACTGGGCAGGGTCCGAGCATTCCGGCCACTCGTACCACCAACGACCGAGCAGGCCAACGTCGCGCAGATGGATGTGACGCCCAACGAGGCGGCGCACATTTGAATGAATCAAATTCGGGTGCTGAGTGACGATGAAGAAATCCAGACCGCGATGACGATGGGTTTCCAATAGCTCAATGTCACGCGGCACCTTGGAACCTGAGCCAGCAGGACGCCAAACCCTCTGCACTTCATCGATAACAACAGCGGCACCGTCCGGCACTTCCTCAGGCCAGGCACGTGCGTCTTTCATATCGATGTGCGTAACGAGTAAATCAGGGATGCCATCAACGTAGATCGCCCGTTGTTCAGCCAGGCCGCGCAATAAATCGACCAGGGCAGCAGTTTTGCCAGCACCAGGCGCACCAGTTATCAGAGTAATCACAGCAACCTCAGACGCTTGAGGGGAATAAGAGAAACACGCCCAAGAATGCCGCCAGCGATAAGTGACAGACCAGTATTCGCGCCGCTCAAGGCGACATACTGCGCAACGCCAGCAGGCATCGCGGACCAACTCGCTTTAGCCTGGTTGAGTAGCGCACCCACAGCAGCGTCAACGCCGACATATGAGACAACGCCGACACCGAGCGCGACAAGCACCTGCCGAGCGATCGGGCCAGAAAGGGCGAGAAGGAAAGAGCCTAAGCCGGTCATGTGGACTCCCTGAAACCACCGAGGAATATCAACGTAGCCGCCAGGCCGCACATGCCAATTACGGCGAACCTAACCCCGCTGAGAAACTGGCAGACGAGGGTGTTGTCGATGGTCACCGCCTGGCCCAATACCGTGGCCTGGATGGGCGCAGGGCATGAGCCGGCATCAGCGCCCCAGCCGGCATCAGGAGTGACGCTGACGGGCTTTTCTTGCTTCTCAAGCTCAGGGCCGCTGGGCTGGTCCATCTTGGCGCAACCGACCGTGTCGGGGTTCTTCACGCATGGGTCCTCTGGGTCTTGCTTCGGGGTGTTGTTCGTCGTGGTGGTGGTGGTGGTGATGTTCCCGGCATTGTTAATGACGGTGGTCACCGTAGTGTTGTACGTGACGCTAGAAGGCCCATAGCTGTACTGATAGCTGGGCGTCTTCGTTTCGGTCTTGCTGGTGCCGTCCGGGTTTGTGGTGGTCGTACTGGTGGGCGTGCCTGTTTGAGTGGCCGGCCCTTCAATACCGCCTGGCGTGGCGTCAATCTCTGCGCCACGGTCGATAACGTCACGAGCGACCGAGGATGGATCAGACGGCGGATAGGCTGAGAACTTGGTGCCGGCCTGGTCGAAAGACAGAGGGCGGTTATATCGACCGGTAGGGCATTTACCGTCTGGCTTTGCTGGGCCACCTGGCACGGTATAGATGGGATTGCTGAAATCAACAACAGCAGGGCATTGCTTGATTAATTTCTTTTCCCAAGAAGCCGAAAGGTGAAGAGTGCCAGCACCACCAGCAAGAAAGGTACGAGCACAGCCACCGGTTGCGGCGTTTGGATCAACTGATATCTGGCAATTACTCTGATTCGTCCAAGCCTTGTTGGTGCCGTAAAACGGATCTGTAAAGGAGGCCTTTTCAGCCTCTAGCGTCTGAGAGCAAGCACCCCAAACGGTGGACGACGTGAAGCGGTGCCTATTGCCAATCTTGCACTCGTAAGAAAGCACATCTGCTGGCGGCTGCCCGGGATCCTCAACGAGTCCGCCTGAACCATCGGGCCTGACGCTGAGGTTGTCCCAGATATCCCAGAGAGCGACGCCGACCGCAACTTGAGGCAATGCCCTAGCAGCTACAGAGGCAGCAGCCACACCAATAGCCTTATTGGAAACGGTGCGGCCTACCTTAAGCGGCAAGTCACCGGCTGGGCCGCGAACGGTCAGCGAATCGACAGCCCTGGCACCGGGGACGGAACCATAAGTGCCGTTGACCCAAGCGCGCTGAGGTGGTGGATCCGCAAAGGTGCTGTTTGATTTGAACTCAAAGCCACCACCAGGCATAACGCCAGGATTGGGTGGGAACTTGGACAGGGTGACAGTCTGAGCACCGGCAGCGATGGGCAGCAGCAGGGCCAAAACGAGAACGGCGCGCATCACGGACCGTCCGACAAAAGCAGCCAGGCCGATCCGAGAAGGCCGACGACAAAGAACATAGCTTCAACGGTCACGGACGATCCTAGCAAGCCATTTGATGGCGTAAGTAGCGACCCAGGCCCCGACGACATACCAGGACAATGACAAAGCGTCTGGGTAATCAACTAGGCCGCAAGGTGGGGGGTTGAATGACATGCGGTAATGCACTTGCTCGAAAGCGCTTGTGTTCGAGCGGCAGTAACGAACGATTTTTGCCTGGCTATCGCTGACAGTCTCGACAGCTTCAAAAACGCATGTGTGAACCTGGCCGGTAGGCTGACCAGGGACAGCCATATTCTGTTGAGTCGGCTGAGGGCCAAATCGCCCTATCCACTGATATGCCGCCTCTGTGGCGCTGCTGGTGCAGCCCTCTACCGCTGAATAACGAGCCACGGCTGCCCCCTCAACTCATCCACGAAAAAAAGAGAGCAGCCGCGGCACGCATCACAGACCCTTGCGGATGAACTTGACCGCAGCGATTGCGATGATGGCCACGAGGACGGCGGCAGCGACCACAAGGCCGTCAGCCTTCATTGCGGCCAGTTCGGTGGTGACTTCGGTAGGCACAGCAGCCATTGCAGAGCCACCGACCACAGCCAGCGAGGCCACGGCAGCACGGGGGGAACGAACGAAACGAGCGAACTTGTTCATGATTGAACCTTTCATCGGTGCGGATTAATGAAGGACCGGAGCGGCTGCACCACTTCCGCCGATCCAGGAGAACGGTCCCGCCGCATCCAGGGCGCGGGGATGATTTGCAACTCGGACGAGTGCCCAGACACCGCCGACCAGTACGCGGGAGAACTCCGAGGCAAAGTGCTGACCGCCAGGTGAAGTCCAGCCGCCGCCCTTTGCTCTGCGCCAGTCGTCGTGGACTGAAGAATTCGCCTGCACAAACGAAGGCAGGCCAAGCCAGCGGCGAGCACGGCGAATAGCGTGATCCAGGCCGCCGATACCGTAGATGCGTGATCCATCGGGAAAGCTCCCAAACGTTTTGGAGGTGTCTTTGCTGAGGTACTTCAGCAGGTAAGGCACTGCCGCCCTTGCCTTCTCGGTGCGTGTCATGCCGTGAGGCCACCAGCCGCGCTTGTCGGCCTTAGGCAAGTGGGTGCCGCGAGGAACCCAGAGCGCCACGTGGTAGTGAATGACGCCGCGCTGCTGAAGCTCAGCGACCCAGACATAGCGGCAGGCATTGCCCCGGCGTGCCATCCACTGGCGCACGCGCTTGAGGAACTCGGAGATGTGCCGGGGTTGCCAGTCCGCGTTAGTACCGCGATAGGTCAGCGTCAGCATCAGGCAGTCATCGGAGCGACTGCCCTTCTCTGCCACGGCGTGGCCGCGTGCAGCGAATCCAACCTGCATGCGCAGGGAAGCGAGGCGGCGGGCTTGGGCGTCGATCTGGAAAGCGCCGACGCCCTGCATCAGGTCTGCCCTCTCGCCGCGCTTGATCGCTTCCACGAGAGCGGCAGACGGCCGCGTGTCACTTGTTGGAACTGAGACAAGCCCAGGCGCTGCGCGCCCGAGCGGTGCCGCGTGTAGCGCTTCGCTCATAGCGAAAAGCCCCCGACAGGCAGATCAGCAGCGCCGAGAAGCTCAATCGAGACAGCAGGAGCGCCGAAGGCATCGGCCTCGACGTTGAGCCTCAGGCCCTGCACTTCGGGCTCGTCGGCAGAAGCGCGAGCCAGGACGGCCAGCGCAGACATGCGAAGCACGGCTAGTTCGGCAGCGTGCTGCGCGGTCACGAAGTCAGCGACGCCGGACATGGTGCACCCGTCAAGCCGAGGCGGCAGGCTTGGCTCGCAGCGGAGCCAACCGAGGCGCGAGCGTCAGCTTGCCGTTCCGGTCAAGGTAGAGGCTCGACGGGTGCAGGGTGTACTCGCCAGGAGCGAACGGCTGCGCGTCCTTGTCGAGGATGATTTCAAACTTTTCCGGCACCGGCAGAGGCGTGCCCTGTTCGTCGACAATATGCGCATAGGCAGTCTGAATGCGCATGTGATACGGCTTGCCGCTCTCCCGAGCGGTGCCCGACATTTCGCGAACGGGCTGCTGGTATACAGTGACTTTGATCATGGTGATCTTGCCCCCGCAGTTCCGGACACCGTCCAGTCGCTAAGTTAGCCCTGGTGGGCGGGGTGATTGTGCCGTCGTCGGAACTCCCTCGGCGACATCATCTTCAAACTCGAATGCGGATGG